ACAGCTTCTAGTTACGAGCGACTTAAAGGGCTATACCCTTTTTACCTAAATGGTTTTCCTCACTTTGCTCTAATCTTGCGTGCTCTGGGAGCATTAGCTTGAGTACTAGGAGATTGATGTAATTCCGTTCATGGGCTGACATTCAAATTTTGTTATTTTCTAGAAATTTTGTCTGGTATTTTCTTTGTTGAGAGAGTTTGAGAGTTTAACCAGATACACTCCTGATGTGTTTAACTTCAGGGTATGAGCTTGGCACCTCATTACTATTGTAGTACTTTCTTCAGCGCGGGAAGGTGCTATGCTAATTCATGAGAGGGAATTTAGTGCAGAAAGGAGGTAATTAACTTACCTCGCTAAATTCTGGAATGGTACCCAGTTTTTGCCACCCTGCGACTGTTAAGAGATCTAGACGGATTGGAAATGGTTATCGTCGATTGCTGCGGGTGTATCAGTCACCGCAATGATGCCGGCAGGGGTAACGACCCGCCGGTGCATCCGCAGCAATCGAGGACCCAGTTTCTAAACGTGACCCCTATACAGTATCTGATCCTCGCAATGGAGGGAAAACCCTGCACTAACCCTGTAGTGAGTTCCTTTAAATCATGTTACTACATGTATGGTGATATTTCACCCCTCAATTTTATACCTTATTGAGGAGTTTTTATGTTTGCAAGTTTTTGAGTGAAAATTTATTTTGTAGGAAGTTTGTATCATAACGGGCCGGGTAACCCTCGGTGCATTGACGGTAGTTTCCACTAACTACAACCTTCCTGCTTCTTTTTCTTTCCTCCTTCTCTTGAACTCATTTATGAACACTTATGGTAGCAATACTAACGGGATGTGTTCAAAGGTTTAAAAACCGTAATCGTCATTTCAGAAGTGAGTGTCTCTTCGTGACTTGTTCCGAAGATATTAGCTTCTTGGTCTTAATGACGTCTGTCTCATGACATCCCCATGATTAACGCAGAAGACGTTATTTTCGCAAGGATGAAAAGAATCTTGTATCATGAGAATCACAGTCAAGACTCGATATCACATTATGTCTGCCTCTGCCAACAACAACAATAAAAATAAAGGTGTGAATGAAGCAACAAATAACCCCAAGACCAATAACGCCTCGTCATCTACAGCAATTTCAAAACGAGATGCACTTTTTGCTGAAGCCCAGAAACATCTGGAACCTTCCAAGAAGATGAATTATCAATTGCAGATGGAGCTTGACTTTCAAGACAAGCCCAGAGACGTTTCTCCCCCGCGTGGCTTCCTTACTAAGCTTAAGGACTCTGTTAAAGAAGCTATGGGAGCAAAGAAGATTGCAGATGAAGTTGTCGGTAAAGACGTTAAAGCTATTGTCTCCGAAATTAATGAAACATATTCTGGTGTCACAAAGATTGACAAGAATGTGCAGCAAATTATTGCAAATTTTGGTGATAATAATGAAGCACTGTCTATGATTGCCGGTCAACTCCATTCAATCGAAAAAGCTTTGAAAGAGAAAGCACAAGAAAATTTGTCTAACCAACAAAATGTTGATGCTTTCAAGAAAAACAAAAAACAAAAATCAATTAGTAATACTAGCGTGGAGTCTATTTTTTCTATCCGCAACCTTGCAGTTCGTCTGTTTCGGGCTGATATCGACCGAAAAGGTTCTATTACTAAAAGATTATTCCAGGGACCTCAAATGAAATATTTTGAGCTTTTTAAAACGGTCTGTCCTCAGATTGTTGATGATTTTCCTGAAGATCTCATACGTGAGATATTTTTTCCATTGCTCTTCTCATGTTTGCATCAAACTGAGATCTCTGCACCCCTGATTAAAGAAAACTTTTCAGATGAAGATAAAAGGATACTTGATTCTATGGATCAATCGGTTAAAGATGTTTATCTTAATCAACATAAGATGCGATTTGTGGGGAAAATTTTCTTTCCTGCCATTGAGCCGTATTCTCAGTTTCCTGAATCTCTTAACGTACCGTTCACTAATGGTGCTAAAGACCAGCAACAGGGATGGCTTTTACCTTATTTTGGTATTTCTGATGTTGTCTTGTCACGAACACTTCTTGCGGATATTAATTACTACTTTCTTTCTGAACAATTTCACGACATGGTTAATTTAGGGTTATACCACTCTGGTGCTAATCCTATAGATTTTGGTGATATTAAGAAGGAGTATTTTAAATTTCTCGAGCTTGGGTATGATACTAAAGACAACAAACTTGCTCAAAGACTATTTTATGTTGGTCTCAGTAAGCAATTGTTTTGTGGAGTAACAAACTTTGAATGGAATCATCTCTATCCCAACCTCGATGATGCTTACTCTACCTTAGAAATCTCCTTCAATAAGGTCTGGGTTCATTTAGCAAAAACTGCCCCACGAATTGGAATTTCAATGTTTAAGGATACTGCTGCACTCAAGGTTGAAGGAGTTAAGAAAACTTTTATTGATAAATTCTTTTCTGTGAAGGATCGTTTCAATTCCTTTTCAAGAGATTATTTGAAGTTTTTAACCCCTTCCTCTAGGGCCGGTGTCATTGAACTTGAAGAGTGGACCCCGAAGTTTGACGGTTTGCAAATCACCAAGATTGTAGCTTCTGGTCTTATCAATATGGCCTTTGCTGCTTATCTTACTTATGATGCTGCAACCTCAACTAGAATTACGCCTGCATACTTGGTTGAATTTTTGCGAGCCGGTTGTGGCCTTATTCAAGTAGGGTGTTCTGAAGATCAGCAAGTTGAACGAACAGCTCGCCAAATCAATATTCTTCTCGTTGTATTGGGTGTTGCTGAAAAGCACCTTAATAAATACTCCAAGGGATTCGAAGCAAATGAAACTTCAAATTCTAAAGAAGTTATTGAACTGTTCTCCGATTTGTCTAAAGTTGGTCTTACTCTTGACCTCGACAGTGGCGACGATTTGTCCACTCATTCTGCTTTTGTCCGTACTGGCAATCCTGCTACTTTTGGAATCATGAGCAAGAATATGGCTGTTCCTGATCTAGAATGGCTTTTTGGTGAAAGTGTAAAAGTGACCATACCTGACACTGAGATTTCTTGTTTCATTCCTGAAAAGCTTGAGCCGTCGGCAGGTGATGTTTCTGATTCAACTTATTCTACATTTTTTGGTTATGTAATGAACCTCAGGGAAGTTATAAACCACTGTAGAAAGAAGGCATTTGCTGCTGTGTGGGATAAAGACATTTATTCCGGCACTCAATCCAGTGGCATTGGCATTTCTGTCTGGAACCTCAAGACATTGGATTATCATTTGCGTGTTATCATTGATTCTGAGAAGGACGATAACCCTTATGAGTCATGTTTACATGACTATGTAGATATGTGTCCCGATATTGATAAAGAGATGCCTCGGTCTATTCGTATTGGAATTCTTGAATTCGAACTCTTCCGTCAATTAAAATCTAAGGTTCAGAGATTTGTTGATGAGTGCAAAAGCACCAAACAAGCGGCAGAAAAAATGAGTGTTATCAATAGTATTCGTATTAATATATCTGAGATTCTGATTGATAAATTGATTTGTTTCAATTTGTCTAATCGTGCTAAGATTATTGATGATATTAAAGTTGGTATGAGTCAAATCCTCAGAGATCCAGGTGAACTTGCTGAATCTGCTAGATCTGTACTTCAGCGGCTTGGAAAGTGTTCGTCTTACTCCTTCATTGAGTCTTTTAAAACTGGCGGCTTCCGGTTTATGGCTAAGTTTCATTTAACTGAAATTTTTACTGCCATCGGACTTGCTACCGGGTTTATTGCTCTTCTTGTTGCTACTGTTCGCACTTTTGTTCCGAAGGGATTTTTCGAATCTGTTTCGATAAAGAAGCGCCCTACAAAAGCTGAAAGAGCTCTTGAAGAAGTTAAGAAAACTGTTGCAGAATGGGTTCCTTGTCCTGATGAGATTTATGAATCTGGAGAAACAACTCAAGATCTCTTCAATCGCAGTCGTCGAGATGGAAGGAATTTGTGGCTTGGTTATATTGTTTCGGATCCTGATGCAACGATTTACCAAGTTAAAGGAACAAAACTCCAACCTTATGACCCATTGAAGAAGACCAGTGATGGCAGAGTTTTCCTCGGACCAGGAAAATATCGAATCGATTATTCTAATAATCGTTCCAAAGATATCACCGTTACTTTGCCAATTGCCGAAGCTAATTTTGAGGTTGAATCTTATCCAATTATCTCAGAAACTTTCGATCCATTTCTTGAGCGAATCGAGGGTCTTCCTGAATCAACCATCCTGGACCTAAAAAAGAAGAGATATGCTCATGTCAGAAAGAGTTTTATGGCTAAAGAGTCAAACAACGCTGAGATCATTAAAATTCCTATGACCGCCAATATTCCTCCATTTAATGGGCCTAAACCGACAACCCCAATTAATCTTGATCTCAAACGCATTCCTGAAGAGACTGGCTCTGGAGAGTACCAGTCTAATGAGCTTCTTGAAGAAAATGGTTCTGCACTTCGTCTTCCTGATGATAAGGTATTTGAATTTGAATACCAATCATCTCAAACTGAAGGCGAAAGGAAACATCTGCAAGTTAAGCTTATGCGCACAGAAATCCCTATTGAAGGTGAAGTTCAATCTTCAACTGAGAATCCCGTTATTCCTATAAATGTTTTTTCTGCACTCGAACTTCTCGATGAGAACCAAAAAGAAGTTCAAAATGCCGGAATGACTATAAAAGGGGTTCTTTTGAATAATCACTCTGCCGACCGCGTCAGGTATGTTCGTACTCTTTCGGGAACCTTGCATGGTTTGACCATCCACCCTGGAGACCGAGAGGATTATCAAGATTTTACTCTTTTGAAAGTTTGTGTGCCTGATGTACCCTTTTCTAATTGGATTAGGGAATCTTCATTCCGCAAACCCAAGCCTAATGATAAGGTTATTATTGTTTCGCGTTCAAAAGGTAAAGTGTGCATACATCCTGGTCAGACGACTACTTCAGCAACTATCGATGGGTACGATGCATTTGGGTACACTTCCTCAACTTCAAAAGGTGATTGTGGCTCTTTTGTATATGATTCGGGTGGTAAAGTGACAGGAATCCATTTTTATGGTACGAAGAAAGGAGTAAATTATTTTGCCCCTGTCACTGAAGGTTTTTCTGGATGGTTTGCAAAACAGAAAAACTTGTCTCCCCCTGCCTCACGTGGCGGGGTGTCCACCTAAATCATAATACTACACGACTCTACGGGCGTCCTCATGACGCTAGTTACGGTGCTCTAGATGCTTGTTGGGATTATTTTCCTGTTAAATGCCATCTTCCTCCTAGAATGCTTCCATCTTCTTCTTTTTCTGAAGGTGAACTTTCTGGCATTTTCCCTTGTGAATATTCCCCAACAACCATTTCCGTAGAGTCTTATTATAATAGCATCCGTAAATCTTCTGTTCCGTCGTACTGTCTTTCGGTAACGTATGCAGAAGAAATGTATATGATTCTTGTACATCAATACTCTCCTTACATTGTCGGCCATTCGTTTTATTCTTATGTAGATTCTATAAATACAATGAATATGGATTCATCTCCGGGTTTCCCACTTTACTATAACTATTCCACTAAGGGATCAGTTTTGGAGAATACTGTTGAATCCCAGAACCTTATGGCCGATGTTTTGCAATGGTTTAGACCCGGTCCCCACCAATTTACTCCCACGCCAATTTGGACTGGAACTGGCAAAGATGAGCTTACTCCGACCACTAAAGCTGTTAACAACACCACACGTATGTTTCAGAATGGACCTTTCTTTTTCCTTATTATTGGACAAATGTTGTTTGGTCATCAACGTGAAATGCTTAAAGCTGCCTATGGCAAACATCCAGATGTTTGCGGTATTCAAATGCCTGGTGTCGATTTCTCGTTGTTAATCAGTTCATTCCAAACACATTTTGATCAACTTGTGAAAGATGGTTATCTGCCTCCTGGATATAATAGTGATAGCATTCATCAAGGATATGCTATTATGTATGATGCAGATAAGTCTGGATGGGATATCTCTGTTCCTTATACTTCTGTTATTAATTTAGTTCGTCTTTTAATTGAATTTATGCCCTGTACAACTCAACTAGTCTTTCCACATCTCGTTCTTGACCTTCCTACGGCACCACTTGTAATTGCTTACTATTCACAAGTGTTTTTTGGGAATGTCTCTGTTCTAGGGAATGTCTTTGTTCAGTTTAGTAATAAATCTGGAGCTATAAATACAACTCGTGATAATTCAATGTGTGTGGGAACCGTTATGTATCCCCCTCTTCGAGATTTTTTGGGTCCCAATCCTGTTGAACAGTTTCTGATGGGTATGGTAGGATGTGGTGGTGATGATACAATTGAACTTTATGCGTTAAAGCGTTTTATTAGTATACAAGATCTTTTTAATTCCGCTAAGGAAATGTGCGGAATGCATTGTTCCTCACACTCAGGTTATACTTCTAATGCTAATATGATGATGTTTTTGTCACATAAGCTTACTCACGCTATTGATCCAATAACTGGTAGGTCGTATGCTCTTGCAGTTCCTCGTCTTACTAAGTTGCTTTCATCACTATCCTTCAAGAAATCCCGTGATCCAATCCTCACCTTTCGCCGTTATTACGCCATTGCAAATGGCTTATTTGGTTATTTAGAACGATATTCAGTCCTCGATAAGATTGATGCTGCATATCGTAGTCATCCTCTTTCTAAGAATCCTACTCCTGAGTGGAAGGAAGTTTTGCAGACACGTCTTTCAGACTATAAGCTTGCTTCTTTACATCAAGGTTACGAATTCCTCCCCTTACGTTCCCAAGGCCTAATTTATAAATGGGAATAAAGGTGCGAAGAGCACAAATAAACCAAATAAACCAAAAACGACCCCAAAGATGGTTGCCGTTAAGCGCCAAGTTGCTAAGATTGCACCCATGCGACCTCAGTTCTCGCAACTTCGGCTTTCAAAGGGACCATCTCCTCCTTTGAGACTCCAAAATACCCCAACTCCTCGTCTGCGTGAAGAACCTGAGAAGCAGGAGAATGTCGAGCCGCCTAAGAAACGTGGCGTTAAAGATGTCTTGAAAGACATTGGCTCTTCAGTTCTCAATTGGATTAGTGAGAATGGTGTCGAGACTCTCGTTACTCTTGGGTCTGCACTCCTTGATTCAAACTTGGCCCATTTGACACCCCAACTCAAATCGGTAACTGATAATCAAGGCAATAACTTTACGGCGATTCCTGCTGGTACTGTTATTTTCCAACAGCCTATTGATGCCTCCATGTTCGATGATGTTAATGATCGCCTTCAAAAGATGCTGTCTCTTTACACTTACTATCAGTACTCTCCTAGTTCACGTATAGTTTTTAAGGGTGCTCAAGGTGACCTTGTAAACGGCATGTTAGCGATGTTCATTTGCCCTGATCCCATCCTTGACATCAATACAACTGATCCTCAGCAAATCAATCGTCTTGTTCGTGAGTATAACGGTACGGTCTTCAAGCTTAACACAAATGGCTCTGTTCGCATACCCAAGTGCGATACTCCGCTTTATGTTAACCAAAGTCCTACAGAGGACGTCCGTTTGGAGAAACAGGGAACTTTGTTTGTCATCGCCTTTACAGATATTGATGCTACTCTTGCTTTAGGCGAGTTGTCAATTTCTTTTACTGTGCGTATGGGAAAAGACGCCAATACTGGTATGGCACCTTTTGGTGAACCAGTGGTTCCTGGCGCTCTTTATATGGCTTTTACTAACAATGCAATGTCTTCTTCTGACTTTGTTAGTAATGCTAACCCCATTGTTGAACTTGAATGGTTCACTCAAGTTCCTAAGTTCCCTCAGGCTACTAAGACACTTGGCCCTCCCGTTACAGTTGATACTGTGTTTGGCAATACTTCAGCTCAGAAGTTCTATGATCCTGTTTCTGGTCTCTTTCAACCTGGTATTTACCGTGTTAAAGTTCACCAAACTCATTCTGCTCAAGTTGCCCAAGCAACGACTTTCTGTGCTCTTCTCCCGCAACAGCGCAGTTTTTCGCTTGCCTTCTGGGACCCTTTAGGTGTCAATTCTCCAGCTGCCCCTGCTGCTTCCCACACGTTCACGACGATTCTTCAGATTAGCAATTCGTCAACACAAGTTTCTGCCGTCTCTAATAATTCCGTTGAATTTTCGGATATTATTGTTGTTCCATTTGTTGGTACACTCTCTATTTTGGAGAGTTACTCCAACGTTCCTGGTGGATCTACAACTTACGGCCGTGCTTTGATTGTTGGTGTTGATGCTGCTGGTTCCACAGCTATCGCTATGTCTAATTTACTTGGCACACGTGATATGTTCCTCGAGATCGTGTGTCTTGATTTGCTCCCTGTTGCTACTGATAATTCTTCTCTTGTAACATCCGCAGCACTTATTCGTCGTGGTATCCCTTTACCTCGTAAGGTTAAGGTTGCTCCTCCCCCCGATTCTGATTCCGACTCTGGATCTTCGTCCGAGTCTGATTCAGATTCTAAGAGCAACTATACTTCCCTGGCTAAAGTCGAACCACAAGTGACCACCTCTTCTTCTCATAAGAAGAAGAAGTCGGTCAAGAAGGTGTCAGTCGAGTGACCCTTCAGGCGAGAGAATTTTTCACTTCCTTTTCCTTTTTTTGGATTTGATTAGTCTCTCAATTTGCTCTA